ATTCGATCCGGGGAGTACGGCGTGGAGAAAGTTTGGCTTGACATACAACGGGACCGTTGGTAACGTCGGCCCAAATGGTGAAACGGCACACAGTTTCACAGTTGACAATGATGGGGCGGATCTAAAGCAAGACCTTGCAGACGTTGACGCCCCGCTAACTGCGGGGGCATTTGTTCGGGCAAAGTCGTCGCAGTTTAGCGCATCTACGATTTTTCGTAATACCGACATCGGAACTAGCTTCTCGAAAAGTGTCACGGTTAGCACGTATTGGTCGTGGGTCACATCTACGAACACGTCTCAAGACGATGTTGATGAATTGAGACTGTTCGACGATCTACCCTCAGGACGGACGTTCTACATCCTCCGCGCCGTCCTCAATAGAGGCTCGTCCCGCCTCTTCAGCACCCGCTCACAGGTCCCCCAAACGATCCCCGACGTGGTGCAGGGCGCGGACCTCACCAACGGCTCCACGAGCGGCCCTGACACGAACGACCTCGACTTCGGGGTGGACGAGAGCGGTCGTCCATTCATCGTCGGTGACGGTGACGACAATTCGGGTCCAATTCCCGTTGGAAGCCGCGAAAATATAAGTTTGGCATTTAGATACTATCAACCGCCAAAGGGATCTTATACCAATAAGATGATAGGTAATAGGTCCGAAAAGTGGACTCTTTATAGCTTGCCCATTTTCAATGATTTTAGGATTGAAGGGTTTGACGAAGACGGCAATGTTATACAATGTGGCACAGATGGATTTTCTAATAACGGGGGTAATTATGATGGATGGAACACCGTTGTTGTTACTATTGATGCTAAAGATGGGGACTTACGCCTTAATCTAAACGGCAATGTTTTTCGTTCGGATACAGGGGCAGGATTGAAAGATTATACCGGATCTGATTTCCCTCTATTTCGGGACGAATACGGAGGGTATCGGATGATGCACCCCGAAATCCACCCCGTCCTCACGCCCGCCGAAGCGGAGGCGGTGCGGCAGCGCCTCGCCACCAACCCCGCCGATCCCGTTCCGCCCACGGAGGCGTGGGACTTTACCGCCGAGACGAATCCGCATAACTACATCACAAACAGCGAGGATGCGAAAAACGCTGAAGTAGTAGCCGGAGTCAATATCACCGACAATGTTGGGGTTGACTCTACAGGAGAAATGACAATGGATCGTCTTGAAGAAGATACAAGCGATGGGTTTCATGGAATTGACTATGACGGGGATACGCGATTCCCTGGCACGGCTACCGCAGTCTTTGAGGTGCGAGAGGAAGACCGTCAGTGGGTATTTGTTCAATGCTTTGATACAGGACCGAATTTCACCAAGCAGTGGTTTGATCTCACGAATAATCAGAAAGGGTCAGCAACCGGGGCGACAGGTCAGGTGATACAAGCCACAATTACGAAAATTGGGAACGGGTTACAGCGACTCTCGATGACCTATCAGGCTGCTGATGGGGAGAAATTTAGAGCGGCGGGTCTTTTTCTGGCAGAGGCAGACGGAATTGAGGGTTACGTCGGAGACGGGTCCTCGTCAGTTCAGGTAGGGCGGCGACAAGTGGTACGAGGAGACGAGGCGTTCCCACCCTACACCCCCACAAACGGCTCCATCGCCTTCCCCCAAACCGTCCCCGCGCTCCGCGACAGCAGCAACGACCTGACGCTTGGGTCCACGAGCGGGGCGGATACCTCAGATCCCGATTGGGTTGCGCCTGTGGGGGTGGTAACCGATGGCGATGATCGCCTCGACGTGCCACCGGAGACACTCACACAAGAGGCGACGTGGACGCACGCCTTTCGGCAGATCCGAGACAAGCTGCAATTTCGGGTAGGACCCGTACAGTTAAAGGATAAGTTTAACATCAATATTGCTATACAGGATGTTAAGGGAAGCCTTTATACTTTGTCGTCGTCCGGGGTAATTTTCGACGACAACAAGCACGTCTACACCCTCGTCTACAGCGAAGCAAAGCGGATTGTACGTCTTTATCTTGATGGTAACATCGTTTTTGATGTTGACCTTGACGAAGATACAAGTTTAGATGCACTCAACCCCGATGCTTATACGAACTTCCTTGATAATAGCGGAGGCAATGCAGTTCACGAAAACCTAATTCATTACTCTCGTGTCTTGACCGCCGAAGAAATTGCGTATGACGCTGAACGGTTGCTCGACAACCCCGAAACCGCCTTCCCCAACTACACGACCCCGTAACCTGATATGACCGTACTGATCCGCAAGAGCTTAGTAGACACGTTCAGCCCCGCCATCAAGACGGGCGTATCCGAACTCGACCCGACCCTCGCGTTGGGCGATCCGAGGACTGTGGAAGACGAAAATGGCGCAAAGTGGTTCGCGTTCACCGACTCCCGGTGGCGACCGATTCAGATTGCGATGCTCGCCGCGACAGCGCAGAACGCCTCTCGCCTCTCGACCTACAACTCTGAGCACGTGACCGAAGAGGGGGAGGTGACCGACCGGGAGGCGCTGCACGAGGAGAGCAAGGCCGTGCTGCAAGACTCGCAACAGGTGGACACGCCGATGACGCTGCCTGCGGACGTAACGCCATCGGACTCCGACGCGGAGCGGCCTTCGATGGACGACATTCGGGCGGCGCAGGAGTCGGAGCCGGGGAGTCTTGATCGGGCCTTCCGCATTGAGCGGTCCCCCAGCGCATACACTCGTGCAGAACCCTTGACGCAGGCATGACAGTCTTAGAGCGCGCTTGGAAGGCATACACGAAGGATGCAGGCGACGATGTGGTGTGGTCCAACTGGGCCTACCCTTTGGCTGCGCTCGGCGCACAGAGCCTCACAGGGGCCCTCACGGTCGCCCTGACGGGCACGGCGCTTGCCCTTGCGTCCGGTGCATACCACGCCGTCTACAGCGACTACACCCGCAAGCTGGATACGGTCAGCATGATGGGCTACCTCGCGTCCGTGACGGGGTGCCTTGTGATGCCCTGGGTCGGCCCTGCGCTTGCCGCCGTGGCGTATCCGTTCTACTGGCTTGTGGAAACCGACTCACAGATCCACGTCCCCGTGTGGGCAATCTGTGCGCTCGGTATCGTCGCCGCCAAAGCGGGATGGTGGGCGCTGGTGCCGGGGGCGCTCTTTGTGAGTGCGGGCGCCCTGCAACTGACGACCGACTCAGACTCGGCGTGGCACTCGCTGTGGCATGTGCTCGGGGCGGCGGCGGCCGGTACCGCACTGTACCTCGTGTAGCGTGCGTAGTTTTTCACGGAAGATTGTCCAGCGGCTCGCTGCATTTGAGTCGCCCACGGCGGTCGCGGAATGGGCCTCTGAGACGTTTGAGAAGGACGTTTCCCGCCAACAGGTGAAACACTACGACCCGACCCGCGCCGAGGACACGGCCGACAAGTGGGCAGAGCTGTTCGAAAAGACGCGAGAGGCGTTCCTGAACGACCTCGACACCATCCCCCTTAGCCACCGGGCGGTGCGCCTACGGGAATTGACGGACCTCTACGAGCGGGCGAAGGAGCAGGATAACGTGGAGAAGGCTGCTCGGATGCTGAAGCAGGCGGCGAAGGAGGTGGGGGAGAAGTTTACGAACGTGGAGCGCAAGGAGCACAGCGGACCCGATGGCGAGGCGATGCAAATGCAGTGGGTTGATCCCGAATCAGTAGACGCCGCCGATGCTGAAGATCAATAAGACATATCGGCCGTCTTGGCAGTCCGATTGCCGCTACCGCGTCCTTGTCGGCGGGGCGGGGTCGGGCAAGTCTGTCAACGTGGCCCAGCGCATGATTAACACGGCTGGCAGCCATGAGAAGGCTCGCGTGCTCACGATCCGAAAGGTGGGGCGCACCTGCCGCCAAAGCACCTTCGCGCTCTACAAGGACGTGCTCAAGGCGACGAACCGCTGGCCGGAGGTATCTGTCCGAAAGCGGGCGATGGAGATCCACTTTGACGGGGGCGGGTCCATCCTGCACGCTGGACTAGACGACGAACAGAAGCTCAAGTCCATTAGCGGCATTACGCACATCTGGGTCGAGGAGGCAACGCAGATGGACTTTCCCGAGCAAGATGGGGAAGAGGCCGACTTGGCCCAGCTCGACCTCCGCCTTCGGGGCGTGCCACAGGGGCTTGACCCGAACGTGAGCCTCACGTTCAATCCGGTCAAAGACGCGGCCGACATCTACGACTACCTCGGCATCAGCGCCGAAGACGTGCCGCACCGTAGCTGGGCCGAAAAGAACGGCGTGTACGTCCAGCACACAACGCAGGCCGACAATCCGTGGATCTCCGACGACTACATGGAGGCGTTCGAGCGGCTGGACGGGTCGATGCGAAAAATCTACGTGGAGGGAAAGATGGCCCGCTCCGACGACCCCGATCAGGTAATCCCTTACAAGTATGTTCAGCAGGGCAAGGACTTGAAGCCCGAAGGCGGCACGCAGACGCTCGGGGTAGACGTGGCGCGGTTTGGCTCCGACGATACAGTGCTGTGCCGCGTGGAGGGGAATGCGGCCGTAGACTTCGACTCGCACAGCGGTCTCGACACGTCCCGCATCTCGACGGTGGTGCAGGGGGCCGTCAATGACCACGGTATTCATTGGCCGAACGTCGGCGTGGATGCGGTCGGCATCGGCGCAGGCGTCGTGGACCAGTTGCCCGGTGGCGTGCCCGTGAAAGCAGGCAGCAGCCCGAAGCCATACCAGGAGGGGAACAGCCAATACGACTTCTACAACCTGCGCTCCCAGCTCTGGTGGGCACTTAGAGAGGCGTTGAAGGACTATCGCCTTGCCCTGCCCGACCCGCCCGCCGACCTTGTAGAGGACCTGTGCGCCCCGCGCTACGACTTTCGGGGGAAGAAGAAGGAGGTGCGCGTCGAGCCGAAGGAGGACATCAAATCACGCCTCGGGCGGTCGCCGGACTACGCCGACGCGCTCGGCATTGGGTGGGGTCTGACAGAGCTGGTGCTTCAAGAC